TCGTATGGGCCTATATACCATAATGCCTGGGCTTGTAGTAAACAAAGCAGTTGAGATAAGAGCTTTAGCTGATACAGCTAACTATATAACAATCTTTGGATATGTTAATAGGATAACATCTTAATGAATTCTAGACAACTACCACAATGGAGACCAGGAATATATGATTCTGGTCTAGGTATTAAAAACCTAATAATAAATGGGAATTTTAATATCTGGCAAAGGGGAACATCTTTCTCAATGACCACTAATAAATATGTGGCTGATAGATGGTATTCCCACTCTAGTGGTACTACGACTATAACAAGAGAATCTCAGACAGTATACTTAGGTAATATCCTAACTAATTACTTTCTAAGAGTATCTCGTACATCTGCTGGAAGTGCATCTAAAACCATAATAGCGCAGGCTATAGAGGATGTAAAAATACTTCCAAAAGGAAAGGTTACATTAAGTTACTATGCTAAAGTCTCTAGCGGAACTAAAGTAATCTCTGCTGAAATTGCTCTATGGTATGGGTCAGGTGGTTCTGGAAGAGATACAATTTCTGAAGTAAATCACACTATTACAACTACCTGGACTAAGTTTGTTCATACCTTCACAATGCCGGATATTTCTAGCAAGACTATTGGAGCAGATAACGCTGTTATAGTTGAGTTTTTAGAAGAATCAAATTTTAGTACCTTCACTATGGACTTCGCTCTTATACAACTTGAAGTAGGTCCACAATCATCTGATTTTGAACTTCGATCTCCATGGACTGAGCTTCAACTCTGTCAAAGATACTATGAGTGTCTTAGTGGAGTCATAGGCTATGGAGCTATAGCAACTTTTGATGAGTCTGGAACACCTTATTATTACTACCAACTAATTTATTTTTATAAGGTTGAAAAACGTGTTGTACCTGATATGACTGTAGGATCTGAAAAAATAACATTCTCAATATCATCTGGTTCTAATCCTGCAGTTATAACTAACACAACCACAGCCTGTGAATTATTTGCTGAAGGTACTAGCACAGCTAGTTATATATTATTCTCTAATTTAAAATCAGATGCAGAAATCTACTAGGAGGTAACATGAGAAAGGCTAACATAAATGCTGGTGGAGCACTTAATATAGCTATAAATCCCAGCAATTACATAAATGCTAGAGTATTAGCGGCTGGTGTAGCTGAAAGCACAACTGTACCAGATGATGCTAACATGGTAATATTTAACTGTATAACTTCTGCTGGAGCTAGAGCATCCTTCTGGACACGATTTGATGGAACAGCTGCTACAATTCCAACTGGTGATGTAACAGATGGGACTGCTAGTGAGCCAAATCCATATGCTAGATTACTTTATGACGTAACTACAATCTCAGCAATATCTCCACAAGCTTGTATACTAACACTTATGTTTTATAGGTAAGGAGATCTAATAATGGACAAGGTATATAATACTGAAGCTGATATTGCTAACGTGGCAGACATAGAGGATGCTATACTAAAAAAGCATACTCAAAACACAGACCAGTATCTTGATGAAGGTGGGACTAATCAAGTAGCTGTAACTGATGCTAAAGATGCAGTTGATAAGAAGCATACTCAAGGCAGTGATACTACACTCGGCACAATGACTGCTGATGTAAATATGGATAGTCATAAACTAACCAGCCTCTCCGTTCCTGCAAGCAATGGCGATTCTATTAGAGCAACCGCCAAAATCACTGAAGCATTGCTTGAATCAGCAACAGATCTTAAACACACCCAGAATACCGACACAGGAACAACTTCAACCACGTTTCAGATAGATTCAGGCAACACAGGGCCGAAAGTCAAAAATGATTCTGGTGTAGTAGAAATCCGTAATGCTGCCGATAATGCATATGCAGATGAAAAAGTCAAGGATTTGACCGTTGATGGTCTTACTGCCTCTCTTCCAGTGTTCACAAATGCATCAAAGAAATTGGAAACAAAGAGTGCTGTGGATGCTTTTGCAGCAATAAAGCAAGCAGCAACCACATCTGCTACAGGTGTAGTGGAACTTGCTACTAATGCTGAAGCGATTGCAATGACAGATACAACTAAGGCATTAACACCTTCAAACCTTCCCTCAGTTTTACAGACCTTCGCTTATGGTGTTCGGTGGGATACATCTGCTACATCACCAACCTGTACAAAGGGGATAGTCGTCAATGGTGTGTTTATCGCTGTTGATTATACTACATATCCCATTCAAGAGAAGATGCGAAGATGTATTATGGATAACACCAGGGCAGTTCAATACTATCTGCATCCAGAAAATAGTGCATTAAAAACAGATGGTGGAACCGCCAACCTCGACGGATCGGACGGGCAGGTAGTGGTTGAAGTGCCTAAATTCGAGTATTTGATTACCGAAGATGGGGACTATAAATATTTACTCGTATCAGAGAATTCATTCTATCTCACACTTTCTGACACCTCAAAAGAATATTCCAGAGTTCACGAATGGTTTAATGAAGGTGGGGATCTTGCAGAATATAAATATTTCTCTGCATTTGAGGGCGTATTGAAGCAGATTGCAAGTGCTGAAATTATGCCTAACCAGGTTGATCGTGATTTTTCGGGTGCCTCAGCTTGGGCGAACGTAGATATCAATGCTTATGATGATACAGGCGATCTAACCATCACAGCATCCGCAGCGGATCAATATTGTACTCTTGTTGAGGCTTCTGCGCCTACAGTCGTAGGACGCAAATATACAATGCAATTTGACGTAGCAAATCTTGTTGGAACGTGGACAATTAAAGACTTTGATGGTGTTCAGACAATAGGACAAATTACATCTGACGGAGCATCTCAAACGATTGATTTCACAGCGGTTGCAACTGGTGGGGGATTCAGGCTGGTCGCTGATGCTGATACAAGTTCTATGGATTTCGATAATGTGAGTTTAAAGAGGTGGGCAGGATATATTGACGGAACAGGAGATCAAACGGGCACAGCAGGTGACCTGATTCATTCGGTGTATGGGTATATTCCTCTCACTTATTTTACCCGTATTGAAAGGCGAACATACTCAGTAGACGGTATATTTCATCAACTAGGCTATTGGGCGAATGAGGCAATAATTCTGCTCATGTTGACAGAGTACGGCTCGTGGAACTCCCAATCGTGGCTACCAGGATATACAGAGGGTACTCCTTGGGATTTTTCAAAAGTATGTAAAACGGGAATTACGGCACAGCTCGGAAATGTATCAGGATCAATATCATGGGCTGATGCTCCATCAGGATTAAGATGTAGTTACGATTGGTCTGGTACACCGAGCATTATTTTAGCCAACAGCTATCGGGGCATTGAGAATATTTTCGGTCATCTCTGGAAATGGGTTGATGGAATTAATATACAATTTATCGGCAATCTGTTGACTGATGTGGATGTTTATGTCTGTAATGACCCCGATAACTGGGCCGAGGATACATCAACTAACTATACGGATTTAGGCATAGACCTACCTCTCGTAAATGGCTACCAGAAAACCCTGCATAACGGATGTCTGCTACCCTCAGCCGGAGGCGGCGATTCGGCAACGTATATATGTGATCCCTATTATGCCAGTGCTGCTGCCGGTTGGCGTGCGCTTCTGTCGGCGGGCAACTTAATTACTGGCGCGGGTGCGGGGTTCGCGTGTCGCAATTCGAGTGTCGATGGGTCGAATCGCAATCCGAGTATTGCGGGGCGGCTATGTAGCTAATTTTATTAATTAAGAGGATAATATCTATGAAAACATACAGTAACGAAATACCATCAATAAGTATAAATAAAGGGATATTAACTATCCCTTACGGAATATCAGAGATAGTATCAGAAGATGATACACAATACAGCTATTACGTTATCTCAGTCCCAGTATCTCCTGGCATATCACAAACCAGAATGAATGAAATAGCTCAAGAATCTCTGATATCAGAACTTTATAAAAACATTAAACAGTTTATTGAATATCAACCTAATGGTTATATCCGGTATGATTCAGATCTCAAACTTAATATTCTAAATGCTTCTACATTAGCAGGATTTCAGGCACAATCTGAACCGGAAGCGTGCAGTCTTTTTAGAACTTGGATAACTACTGTCCAGGTGGAGTTTTTTGCTCTTAAAACAGCTATTATCAACGGGGATCTAACGACGGATATCTCAGTTGAAACATTAGAGTCTAAATATGGGAGGGAAGGAACAACACTCCCTGATCCTGGAGTGTCAACGGATGATTTAGTATAATTGATACACAGGAGGCTTATGTGGCGAACAATGACGGTTGTAAAAAAGGGATATCCTATATTTATTTAAAATGCTTCCGTCAAAATTTTACCGAAGCATAATTGGAGTACTAATATGGCTTATATAGTAACAGGTGAAACTCCTAGCAATTATAACGCAGATTTTGGAAGAGTTAACTATTCATACTCTTACCCAAATGATATGAAGTTAAAGCCTGGATCTAAGCTTCATGACTTTATAAGAGATGAAATATTACAAAGGGCTAGAGTTAGTAGAAATGTTATAAGTAGTAGATTCCCTTCATGGAACGAGACTGATAGAATTCTAACTTCATACGTAGCCCTAGATGATGATGAAGAAGATCTACAGGATAGAGATCCAAGCAAGCCTGTTTCTATAGTATTCCCTTATAGTTATGCTATGTTAGAAACCTTACTAACATATCTATCTCTAGCATTCTTCCAAGATCCAATTTTCAGATATGAAGGTTATACTCAGGAAGATAAAGTTGGGGCTATGATGCTAGAACATGTTGTTAACTTACATTGTATAAAGTGGAAGGTTCAACTAAGTCTTCATACACTTTTTAGAGATGCTCTTAGTTATGGAATAGGAGTATGTGCTCCTACATGGGGAACTAGGTGGGGAAAACGACCAGTTAAAACTACAGAATATGATGAAGGTATCTTTGGTAGTGATTTAGTTAGAGATATAAATAGTGTTGAAACAGTTAAGATACTGGAAGGTAATAAGCTTACTAACATAGATCCTTATCTATTCCTCCCTGATCCAAATGTTTCAGCTACTGGAACTCAAGATGGTGAATATGTAGGTTGGATAGATAAAGATAATCTAATGAATCTACTGAGAGATGAGAGTAATGGTTCAGGACTTTTTAACGTTAAGTATATAAAACATGCTCAGGTTAAACTATCATCTTTAACTCATAGTGTGTCTAGTAGACAGATGAAATTTGGTAGTAGTGATACTAGGAGTACTGACTCCACAACAAATGCAGTTGATGTTATCTATATGTATATAGATATAATACCTAACGACTGGGAGCTTGGGAGTAGTGAAGATCCTGAAAAATGGTTGTTTGCATTAGCTGCAGATTCAATAGTAATACAAGCTGAAAAAGCTGATAGATATCACGGTATGTATCCTGTGACTACATGCTCTCCAGAGTTTGATGGATATTCACCTTTGCCAATATCTAGAATGGAAATACTATACGGCTTACAACATATATTAGATTTCTTCTTCAACACTCATATAACCAATATAAGAAAAGTCTTGAATGATATGATAGTTGTTGATCCATATCTTGTAAACATAAAAGATCTTGAAGATCCAAAACCTGGAAAGATTATAAGACTTAGAAGACCTGCTTGGGGAAGGGGTGTTGAGAATGTTATTAAGCAGCTAAACATAACTGATGTTACTAGACAGAATATTTCTGATAGCTCTTATATAACCTCTTGGATGGATAGAATAGCTGGAGCAGATCAAAGCATGATGGGATCGCTTAGGCAGGGTGGCCCTGAGAGACTTTCTGGTGCCGAGTTCCAAGGTACTCGTGGAAGTGCTATCAGCCGTTTACAGAAACTAGCATCTCTCACAGGTTTACAAGCTATGCAAGATATAGGTACAATGTTTGCAAGTCACACACAGGAGTTTTTATCAGAAGATATCTATGTTAGAATAGCTGGAGAACATTCTGAGTTTTTAAAATCTATATATGGATCAGATAGTATGAAGGTTACTCCTAATGATCTAAACATTAATTATGATATTATAGTAAGAGATGGTAGTATTCCAGGTGGGAACTTTTCAGAATCGTGGATTAATCTATTTCAAACTATATCTAGCTCACCTGAGTTACAACAACAGTTTGATGTAACTAAAATCTTCACTTATATTGCAGCTCAGTTAGGTGCTAAAGATGTAGAGAGTTTTAGAAGAATAAACAATAACACTAACGTCCAGGTAATGCCAGATGAGGAGGTAATGAATCAAGTAAATGCTGGTAATATGGTTCCATTAGGAGTGTAAAATGTCTAGAGATATTAAAATAACTTCATCTAAATTACAATTAAAAGATTTTATAGAGTCAAACATCTGGAAAGATTTAAGACGTGAATTAAAGATTTGGTCTAGATTAGCTAGAGACGAATATGATACGGTTTCTGATTTAGTACAATTAGGAAAAGTCCAAGGTAGAAGGGAAGCTGTTGGATATCTTTTAGAGTTACCTAATATTTTTATACAAGAAATTATAGAAAAGGAGATAGAAAATGGAAGAAATACTGACTAATGAAATCAATGATATGATTGGAGATCCTGGTGAGGTATCTAAGGAGGGTGTAGTAGATGATAAAATTCAAGAGAAGGAAGAATTGGAAGTTTCAGATACTGAATCTGTTGAAGAAGTTAAAGAAGATGAAGCTGTTAATTCAGACGTTTCCGATGATGATAGTTCAGATATCAGTGATAGTGATACTACTGATACTACTAATATTGATGATAGCGTAGATCCATTTGCTGAGGAAAGGGCTGAGTTACAGAGATTAAGAGAGGAGAATTCTAGACTTAAAAGTTTTGAAGATGAAAGAGAGTTATCTAAAGATGTTAATTTTTTAGAGGGTTTAGGGGATGATGAAGACTATGATGATATTGTTAGAGATCCATCTAAACTAAACTCAATATTGAATAAGGTTTATAAGAAGGGTTTAGAGGTAGCTAGAACAAAAATAATAGAACAAGTTACTAGATCTATCCCTGACATTGTTAAGGAGAATGTTAGGATAAACACTGAACTTAAATCACTTACTGATAAATTTTATAAAGATAATCCAGACCTTGCTAACTTCAAACCTTCAGTAGCTGCTGTTGGAGAAGAGATTCTATCCAAGCATCCTAACTGGAGTCTTGAAAAGGTCTTTGCGGAAACTGGGAAAGAGGCTAAGAGAAGATTGAAACTTGTCAATGTTGCTAATAAGCAGACAAAGAAAGTTACAGGACTTGCTAGGCCTACAGGTGGAATTAACCGACTTGAGACAAAGTCAAAACCTGATCCAATTGATTTAGAAATTGATTCTATGTTAAATTCACTTTAGTACTTGGAGGTAACTAGTAATGTTGGAAAGAAAGATATTTGAGCAAGATGCTGTAATTGACAAGTGGGGATATTTCACAGCTACTGGAACTATTGGAATAAGTGAGCAGGCTGTAAGGTGTGTATTAGGTGCATCTGCAGTTACACTTACTCTTCCTAAGGTAGCTGAAGCTATTGGTAAATTCTATTGCATTCTCCTGAGGTCTACTAGTGGTGGCGCTGTAACAGTCACTCATGGTGGTGATAGTGAGGATTGGACTGATCAAACTTTAACATTGGCTAATGATTATGTGTTCTTGTATTCAGATGGTATGAAGTGGATAGTACTTGACTACTCTATAAGTATTAGTGATGGGACTACCACTACAAAAACTACTATAACTGATGCACAGATTAAGGCTTTGGCTGCAACTCAGATAACACTTGTAGCTGCTCCTGGAGCTGGTAAACTTCTTGAGTTCCTTGGTGCTACTCTAATACTCACAGCTGGAACTAGTGTACTTACTGAAAGTTCTGATAACTTGGCTATTAAGTATGCAAATGCTGCTGGTGTAGCTGTTAGTGATACTATCGAAACTACTGGGTTTATAGACCAGGCAGTAGATACTATTACTAGAGCAGTTCCTGTTAAGGATGCTATAGTAGCTTCCTCAGCTGCAGTTAACAAAGCACTTGTACTTGATAATATAGGTGATGAAATTGCTGGGTGTGGTGAGGCTGATTCTGTGTTGACAGTTTATACTACCGTTAGAACACTTAATCTTTAATTATATATTTTAGGAGGTTTTATTATGTTTCAAGGAATGCGTGGTACTGGTGATTGGGTAACTGATGAGAGGCCTAAAAATTGGCGTGAGATGGTACATTATTTGTATCCTAATGGGTCTGCTCCTTTAGTAGCTCTCACTAGCAAAATGAAGTCTCAGAAGGTTGATGATCCTGAGTACTATTGGTGGACGCAGGAGATTGCGTCTGTAGGTGGCACTGTTTCTGGAGTCTACACTGAGCCTACTCTTACTACTTTATATACTTCTAGTGGTGTAGCTGGGAATGTTCTATATCTTAAAGTAACTGCTGCACTTGCTGCTAGGGTTAGAGAAGGTCATCAGCTACTTTTGAGGGATGCTAGTGATTACACAGTAGATGTCAATGTGAAAGTTATTAGTGTTGTAGTAAATGGTGCTTCAAGTATTCTTGGTGTGAGACTGCTTGAGGATGATGATAATAGTACATCTCATGATCTGAGTGATTGTGATACTTTTCTTATCGTAGGTAATATCAATGCTGAGGGTGCTGAAATGCCTGATGCTGTAGCATTGAATCCTACTAAGGTGTACAATAGGACTCAGATTTTTAGATCTCCTTTATCTCTAACTCGTACTGCTATGGCTACCAAGTTGAGAACTGGTGATGCGTATCAGAGGGCTAAGAGGGAATGTTTGGAGATGCATTCTATAGAGATGGAACTTGCATTCATCTGGGGAGTTATGACTGAGAATACAGGATCTAATGGTAAACCTGAGAGGACTACCATGGGACTTGTAGAGTGTATTAAACAGTATGCTGCTACTAATGTAAGTGATTATAGTCTAAGTGCAGCATATTCTGGATTGGATTGGACTGCTGCAGGTGGTGGTGAGCTTTGGCTTGATACTATGCTTGAGCAGATTTTTAGATATGGTGCTACTAGTAAACTAGTATTTGCTGGTAGTGGTGCTCTTCTTGGATTGAATAGGTTGGCTAAATCTAGTGGGAGTATTCAGCTAACTCCTTCATCTAATGCTTATGGTATGCAGGTAGTTAAATGGCTTACTCCTTTTGGGAATATTGATATTAAGACACATCCTTTGTTCTCATATGATTCTACTACTAGGAACATGATGCTGATATTTGAGCCTAGTGAGCTAACATATAGATTTATAGATGACACCACTTTCTTTGGCGAAGGTGGTAAGACTGCATCTACTGGTACTGGCGCTCGTAGAATTGATGGGATTAATGAGGAGTATCTTACTGAGGCTGGTCTTGAGTTTATCCATCCTAAAAAATGTGGTATTCTCAATGGTGTTGGAATAGATAACGATCTTTCATAATCTCTTACTTTGGGTTTGGTGGAGGGGATGAAATATTCCCCTCCGGTCAAAATTTTACCAAAGGAATTATAATATGAACTTACTACAATTAAGACAGCAGTTTAGAAATGAATCTGGAAGATATGATTTAGTTGGCTCAGATGGATCTGATAGTGGAGCTAACTTCTATATCAATGCTGGGCAGAGATATCTTGATAGAATTGAGACTACTCAAAAGAGCTATGCTATTTCATATAGAGAAGCTGCTATAGGTCAGTATCTAGTCAAATTTCCATTCTGTCGTGCTGTTCAAGAAGTATGGGCTGGGACGACTACTGAGAGATGGCAGTTAGAAAAATGGGAGTTGCAAAGACTCTTATCAACATACTTTTTAACTCCTCAAGATGAACAGGAGAATGGAGCTCCTTTATATTATTCACCAACAGTTATAAGAACTCCTGAGAAAGATCTTATTGGAAGAGTAGGAGCGTTTGTAGTCTATGCTGATGTAGGTTTAGCACACTATAATTATAATGCTATAGCCTTTGGCCCTTTTGCAGAAGAACCTACTATGATTGAAATCAAGGGTCTCTTCTACTCACCTGAGCTATCAGCAGATGATGATGAAAGTTTCTGGACAGTAGTCCATCCTGATATACTTTTAATGGCAGCTATGAGACAACTAGAGATTATTAATAGAAATACCCAAGGTGTAAATGACTGGACTAATTCTATTAACATGTCTGTGGTTGATATAGAAAAAGATTTTGTAGAAGAAACTATATCAGAAGTAGATTGTATGGGAGGTTAAATGAGAACTAAATTATTTGAACTTAAAGGTCCTATAAATGAAGATAGGATAGGTAGAATAGAAAAGATTGTTACTAGGATTGCTAGACAATCTGTAACAGTTGCTAAGACTATAATACCACCTATACCAGTTTCAAACTTCTGCTCACAGCCAGATGTAGATAGTGTTGTTTTTAGATATATGTTCCCTGTTAGTGGAAAAGTTACTGCATCATCTTTGATTATAGATAGTAAAGGTGATAAAGATGAGGTAGTTATAAAGTTGGAAGTATCTAATAAACAATCTACATCATATAAAATAATTACAACCAAGAAGGTTACAAAGTTTGATGATATAGAAGTTAATGCTGGTGATAGAGTTATTGTTAAGATATATTCTAGCAATGCTGATAAAGATGTTAAGGTTAGAAATATCTGGATATCCTTCTTGATTGAAGTTACTATGGATCATAGTAGGATTAAAAGCTATCTTCTTGATGAGATAGATAGATTAGAGGAATCATATAAATGAGAGAGTTAGAGTTTCTATACTTAAATGGTTTAAAGGTAGGACTTAAGAAGGTAGATAAGATTCCTATAAATGACCAGGTTCTAACTGAATGTTATGGAGTTAGAGTTGGTGAGTTTGGTTTGGAAACTTATGAACCTTTAGATAATTCTATTACTAACATGCCAACTACTTCATGGCCATTTCCTCAGATTTTTAAAGGTGCTAGAGCTAACTATTGTATCACAAGGGATGAGGATGGGGATAAGGTATGGAAACTTACTGATAATGTTCTAACACTTATAAAAGAATTAGATGTTGAAACCTATGGTGTTGGAGAAATGTTTGAGTTTGTAGATTATGGTAGTTTCATAATCCTATCGAATGGAGTAGTTTTTATCTATGGTAATGTAGATGCTGGAGCATATTTTACATCTGGAGCATTAGAGATTAGTCCTACAGTTAAAACTATATGTAACTTTAGAGGTCAACTCATAGGTGGTAATGTAACATCTGATTGGTATGACTGTGGAAGTAACTCTATCATCTGGGGAAAGATAGGAAGTTCTGATTTCTCAGTGGGTAATGATAATGTAGCTGGCTATATGAATATGTTGTCACCTGGAGAGGTTGTTAAGGTAAAATCACTTAATGATAGTATTATAGTATATACTACAACTTCTGTATATAGACTAACTCCATATGAAAATACTTTTGGAATTAAGCAGATGTTGGATATAGGAATACCTTGTATCACTGCTGTTAATGGAAATCTACAAAACCACTTGTTTGTGGATACTATAGGGAGACTATGGTCTGTTAATGATGAAGGTGTCAAGAAGCTTGATTATAGTCCTTACATCTCAAACATTTCAGATCCATTAGTAATATATGATCATATTAAGGGTGATTATTATATATCAGATTTATTTAATAGTTTTCTCCTTACTAGGAATGGACTATCTGAAATCTTTCAGTTTGTTACAGCTGTATGGAATGATAGTGGTATCAATGGCTATACTTATGATAGTATAGATCAAGAGTTTAGACTTACAACAAACTTCTTTGATTTTGGATATAGTGCGATGAAGACTATATTTTCCATAGAGGTTGGTGGACAGTATAGTAACCCATTATATTATTCCATAAGCTGGAGAAAAGATAGATCTGTAGATATGGAAACTACTGAGTGGACTCAGTTGAATGATGTAGGTTTTGGAGTACGCCCTATATCAGGAACTGAGTTTCAGGTAAATTTGAAGAGTATTAGCTACGAGCATGTTAATATAGATTATTTAAAGGTTAGATGGAAAATGACTGATATTAGAAATATTAGAGGAATCTACGCAGCTCCTCCAAGAGGTCAATCATATGATAGTTAAACTTCTTCCAGATCAAGTAGCTACATACTGGGAATATATTAAGTATGGAACATCTCAGGCGTTGCCACCTATTGCTGAGGATAGTGAGGATATGATGAATAATATTCTCACAGGGTTACTTAATGGTAGACTTAAATGTTGGCTTAGTATTAAGAAAACTGAAGATGGAAAAAGATTTTGTGATGGGTTGGTAGTTACAGCTATAATAAGCGATCCTTATATGCAAACTAAGAGTTTACTTATTTATGCTCTATACTCAAGTAATAATAGTATAAGTGATTGGAAGGATGCTTTTAAATCTCTTGTTAAATATGCTATAGCATGTGACTGTAAGTATATAAATGCATATACACAGAATGAAAAACTACTCTCCATGATAGAGAAACTAGGTGGTGATATGTATACTTATATTTCATTTCCTTTGGTAAAATTTTTACCTAAGGGAGGAGGTTAAACCTATGGGATCAGGTGGTGGTTCAGGTGGTGGAAGTAGTGGTGTTGTAGATTTTCCAGCATACATGAAAACATTTCAATCTAGATTATTAGATAACGAAGGAGATGATTATCCTAGTAAGTCGTTTATAGATATCTATAATTCAGCACTAGTTAATAATCCATTCCTGAGTGCTCATGGGTATAATCCATATAGTGAAATAAACGCTATGAATGTAGCCCTTGCAGACTTTGAAGGGGTGTTAGGTGGATATACAGAGGGAACATGGAATGGGTATATCACAACTTCGTTTATAGGTGCAAAGGATACTATTGATGGATTACTAACATGGCCTAGCTTTGTAGCTGCTAGTCAAATACAGGCTAATCTTGGAAATGATGATGCTATACAAGCTGATGTAGATGCATTTGCAGATCAGTTAGATTCTCAGATTGAATCTACTGTATTGCCAAGGTTTCAAGCTGGAATGAGAAATATAAATGCAGTTAATTCCTCTGCCTTCATAATAGGCCAAGCTCTTATTGAGAATGGTAGAGATATAGAAGTAGCTAAACATGCTTCAGGTCTGAGAGTTTCATTAGCACAACAGAGAGATGGAATACTTGGACAAGCGTATATTAATGAGGATAAAATACTTACTGAGAGAACTAGACAATATGTAGCATTTATAATGGAAGGTGCTAATAGCATAGCTCAGATTATGAATGCTGGAGATGCTCTTAGTGATTCATTTTATAGATTGGCTATAGACACTAAACGTCTTCAGATAATTGCTAATACTGAATATATTGATCAGGAAGTATCCTATGACGAGGCTGAAGCGAAGTGGCAGTTGGAACTACTATCTCATGGATCAAACCTTTTAGCTGGTATTAGTGGTGGAGTTAAGGATGATAAGGATAAGAAACCTTCCAAACTTACTTCAGCTTTAGCTGGTGGTGTAGGTGGTGCTGCTGCTGGAGCTATGATAGGGGCTAAGGTTGGTAGTGGTTATCCTGGAATAGGTACTGCTATTGGTGCTGTAGTTGGTGCAGCAGCTGGATGGCTTTCTAGTTAAGGAGAAAGTAAAATGGCTATAGATTCACAAAGTATATTTAATGCATTAAGTAATATAGGTGGAGGTGATCAGATTCAGCCACAAGGTCAGGCTCAAGGATTTGATTATATGCAGTTACTTCCATATTTGCAGGGACTTATAGGTGGAATGGGTAAAGGTGGAACTGCTGTAGGTGAAGGTTTAATAGGGGCAACTCTTGACCAAGCACAGACACAGCAGCAAAGAGATCTATATAAAAGTCTTCTTGGTGGTGATAAAGGTAGTAAACTTACTATAGATGGAGAAGGTAATGTTAATGTAAAAGCTACTAACCTCACACCTTTGTCATCTTATTTATCTCAATCTCTAAGTGGAGGTAGTAGACGTCTAGCCTCTGGTTCTCCAGCTACTAGCCCACAGACTAATGGAGGTACACAACAGGCTGCAAATTTTTCTTCGGAGACCGGCGTCCAAAATCAAAGTCTAGGCTCTAGACTCGCTGGTCTCAGTGATGCAAGTATATCTACACTTACGCCAGAGATGTTTAATAAGATTCTTAGTATGTCTATGGGATATGAGCAGATTAAGAATGCTGAAGCTATGGATGCTTGGAAGAGGTCTATAGGTGAAAGGAAGTTTGCAGCAGAAAATGTTCCAGTAGAGACTATACCTACTGAATTGAGTACTGGACAGACTGTAGGTTTAACTCCTGAGCAGGCTGCTAGTTATGATAAAACTAGAGCTGAAACCCTTCGTAAGATTGAAGAGTCAAAAGCAAAGGGATTAGATAAAACGAAGATAGCTATTCCTATAGGTGGTAAGGAAGTGGAGATAGAAGTTTCTAATGATAAAGCCCTCGATTTTGCGCTTAAGATGCTTCAACTTAGTGAGAGTGGGATTCCTAGAGAAGCTAAGATAGTCAACTACATTAAAAATAATCCAAGTGATGAAAAAGCTATAATGGATATTGTAAAGTCTGGAGGAACTAATATTAATGTAGGTGAGAAGACTATTGAAACTGGTAAGGCTAAGTTTGAGCTAAATGCTATGGATCCTAATCTTCGTAATGATATTATAGAGAGGCTAAGTAAAGCTCAGGGAGTTAAGTGGGAACATAGTCCTGAGGGATATGCTGAAGAGTTTAGAGAGCTAAAAAATAAGTATCCTAAAGTGGATGATGCTAAGCTTAAAAAATTAGCAAAGAAAGCTGCTAAGGATTTTGCTATATTTAGAGAAATGGATAATCTTATAATGTCTACATATCCTAATGCTGAGTATGATAAGGATAGTAAGAGTTGGAAAGTTGGTGATAGAACAATCCAAACATGGCGGAACTAATAGATATGGATAATCTAAGTAAGTTTAAAAGCTCATATGTTTATGATATAGAATCTGAACCAAGTGATGTAGTTGAGAGTGAAAACTTATCAGCTCTTGAGAAGTTTAGAGATTCTAGAATGAGTGAGATAGATATGGAGCTAAGAAATGGAGATATGGATATAGTAGATGTAGCTCCAATAAAAAGTATATCTCCAGATCCTAATGCTTATAATCCATCTATATATAATGAACCCTTGGGTAAAAATTTGACCCAAGAGGTTCTGAGTCCTAAAGAGATTGATACATCTAAATATGGGTACTTAGGTCCAGCTATGTCTAAGTTACCCATACCTGGAGTCCAAAGTGTTAATGAGATGTCTGGTGGATCTCCTGAGATATCAGCAGTTGCAGGAGATTTAGCTAAAAACATGATGGGGTATATAGGAGCGGTTCCAGGTGCTATTTCTAGCATTGCTACTATGGCACCTGCAGCTGGTATAGGTATGCTATCAGCTATATCAGCTACAGCTGAGGTAGTGTTAGGTGGTGGTAGATCTCTAGATGATGCGTATGATATAGCCTCTCAGAAAATGGAAGAGGCTATGAGTACTATACCCATGTACCATCCACAGAATGAGTATGAAGAAGATTTACTAAATGTAGTATTTTCTCCTATGAATGCTATAATAGCTGCAGGTCATAAATATGCTGATATGATACCTAGTGATGATTTAAAAGGTGCGGCTAAGTTCGCAGTTGATATTGCAGCTATGACAGTACAGGGAGCTTTAACTGGTGGGGTTTTAAGGGGTAAGAAACCTACTAGCTTTGAATCCTCTGAAGCTGTAGGTATGAAAAGTGCTGCTAGGAATATCTTAGCTGAAGCTAATAAGATTATAGATGTTGTAGAAGGTGGTAAACCTCTTGGAATTAAAGAGGCTAGTAAGATAGATAGATTGTATAACTCAGCTAGAATTCTTAAAGAAATGGCTAAGGAAGAAGGGTATGGTAATGAGGTTATAACTGATGCTATTAAGAGTGTAGAGGGGATTAAGGGTAGTAAGAATGTAAAGAAGGGTTTAGCACAGCTATATAAAAGGGCTAGTGATACTATTAAAAAACAGAATGAGTTACAGGATAAGAATACTTTTACTGATTTAGAATATGCTAAGAGGGTAAGATCTAATAATGAATTAATAGAGAAGGCTAAGAGTGGAGATGTAGGTAAGTTAGAACCTATTGAAACACCAGAAGGAATTAAAAATCATTTTGAATTAGTTAAAAGATTAGAGGATATAATAGCTGATGAGTCTAAACAACCTTTTGTTTTAGAACAGACTAAAAAAGTAAAAGAGTTTGGCGAGGAGATGAAGAGGAGGAAGGAAAGGGCTAGTAAACGTGAAAGGATTAAGATAGCTAAGAAGGAAAAAGCTGAGAGGATCGAAGCTGAGAAAGCTGAGATGAGGAAGAGATCATATGAGAGAGTTAGTGGTATTGAAAAGGTTGATGATAAAACTATTGTCAAAACTCCTGAGAAGGTTGTTGAAGATGTTAAAGTAAAGACTGAGATAGTTGAGAAGGATATAGAGACTGAAACCAAACCTCCAAATATTGTAGGTGATAGACCTAGTAAAAAAGAGATATTTTTAAGAACTACTGATAGCGAATTCTATAAAACTCCAGCTAAAGCTCGTAAGGATTCTTTAAGATATAAGGATGAAAGGGTTAAGAAGGCAGTTCGTGAAGATCCTTATCTGTATCTAGACATGCTTGTTACTGAAGCTAATCAGTGGATTCATGGAGATAGAGAGAATATATCCTTAATATATGAACAGATTAGAGATTTGAGAACTAACCCTGGTATCAAGTCATTCATGACTGATAATCAGATGAGTGTGTTTTATAATAGGATTGACAACTTTACAACATGGCTAGATGGAGCTGAGAGATATAAACATTCTATTTCAGAAAAGAAACTTCCTAAGGTAGAACTAACTGAGTCTGAGACTAGTCTTAAAGAACTATGGTCTGGAGAATCTTCGGTTAATAGAATTCAAATGATTCTTAAATCACTTGGGGATAAAGGGGTAAGTGAGATAGGTGAAAGTGGTTTGAGAAGGTTGATAAATACTGAATGGGATAATCTTTCAAAAAGTATAAAGGATAAAGTATACAACTTTGCATTTGGGGATAGTGGAAGTAAACTAAGTTCAGATCCTTTTGGAGTTGGTGCTGGGATAGATGTTATTAGAGGATTGGTTAGAACTTTATACAAAAATAAAGGTAAAAGTGAGAAAGTTTATAGTGGTGATCCAGCATCTATGGGTGCTCAAATACTTTGGAATATGGTAGAGGATGTAGATAAATATTTCAAGGATTCTAAAAAGCTCAAAGAAGAAAGTATGAAGAGACCTATATCTGAGTGGAAAGAGAGATTGATGAAAGGTGCGGTAATGCAAGATTTTACCACATATCAATCTATGTATAGAGAACACTTGTTTGGTAAGGAAGGTCTCAATGCTTTTATGAAGCATAGGATTGAAGGTGGCACTCATGCTAAAGCATTGATCATGATAAGGGAGGCTTCTAGAGATATTTATAAAGGTTTGAATAAAAAAGAGATTGAGTTTCTAGATGAGTTCCTATTTGCTAGAAATCAATTAGAAGCTATAATAAGAACTGAGAATACTAAAAATCCATATAAGCCAGATGCTAGACTTAATAAGCTAAATCTTTGGACTTTTACTGAATATTTTCCAGAGATTAAAAACCTGAATAAGGATAGGTTTGATGCTATATTAGTAGCAGCTGATAAATATAAAAGGTATACAGATAAAACTGTAAACATGATGTTTGAATCTGGGTTGATTGATAAAGATACTTATACCAAGTTAAGTGATGTACAGTATTATCAAAGGATGATGGGAGTAGGTGAGGAGTTTGTTAAGTCACTTAATAGGATTAATAAGAAGGAAGGACTGCCAAAGGGTAAGGCTAATTTAAAAGATCCAGATCCTAAACTAAGTCGTTTGCCTAGAGGTAAAAAGATTGATCCACTTAGATTTGATTCTTTACAGTTATTAGGTACTAGGTATGTAGATGTTATTAAAGCTGTTGATCAAAATAATACTTATAAAGAGTTAGCTGAATTAGCAACTAAGTTTAAAGAAAATCCTTTTGCTAGAATAGTTGGAGAAGGTGATAAAAAGAGTAAAGTGGTTCCACATAAGGAGTGGAAAAATATTAAGTATTTTGAAGATGGTGTTAGCAAGGATCTATACATCTCAAAGATGATTGAGAAGGAGTGGGGACGTAGGTCTGATATATTTGATTCTAAAACAGCCTTGTTGGTTCAATTAGCTTCTGGAAGTTCCTTGTTAAAACCATTAGCTGTACCTCTTAACTGGGATTTTTATCTTAAGAATATTATAAGGGATATAGCTCATGGATGGTATACACTTGAGAGTATTAGAAGTGATGGAAAAATAAAGAGTGCTTACTCTCCACATTTACCTATAGGTATGACTCAGTTAACTGGAGATCTCATAAGTGTTTTTCCAGATGTTATTAAAAATAAGGGACTTATTAAGGAGTATATTAATAGTGGCGGTGGTATGGAGTTGTTAGCCCGTCAGGCTTTTTCTGGTCTTGAGTTGTTTAAGAAACAAGATCCAGTTCCTACATTTAGAAAAGGTAAGTTTGAAAAGACTATGGATTTTTTAAGTTGGGCTAGTAACAAAAGTGAGATGTGGACTAGAACAGCTTATATGTTGAGAGGTTTGAAGGAGATAGCTAAGCGTGAAGGTATTGATGTGAAGGAAGTTATGAAGAATAAGGAGTTTATGCTTGAAGCTGCGTTTCAATCTAGAAGTGTTATAGATTATAGCGTAAGTGGATTGTATGGTAAGGCAGCTGATTCTGGAATACCTTTCTTAAATGCGCAGATTCAAGCTACTCATGGAGTGTTTAAGGCGTTTAAGAGGAATAAGGTTGAAGGGTTGTATAAGATGGCTCAGATTGGTGGGTTAGCTGCTGGAGTATATTTTGCACTTAGAAACTTATTTCCAGAAGCTTCCAAGGATATTCCTGAGGAGGCTTATGCTAGAAGTATCCCAGTACCTTTACCATTTCCCTTTGAAGATACAGAGGGTAATATTAGATATCCATATATAGAAATACCACTTGACTCTAGTCAAGGGTTTGCTTCTATGCTTACTATATCCATGGCAAAGATGTTTGCTGGAGAAGATATTAATGTTCCATTAGTGTTAGAATCATTAGCTGGAACTATACCAGCCACATCTCCAGGATCAGTACTGCCACCAGTATTAGGTTCACTATTCACATATTCTTTGAATAAAGATACATGGTCTGGACAGGATATATGGAGGAAGGCAGATCCACTATCATGGCCAAAGTCGAGGTCAGAATCTGATATGGCTACAGATCAATTCTGGAAAGACTTTGGAGATGTTACTAAGTTATCTCCTGCTAGATCTGAAGCAGCTTTTGGTAAGGTAGTTCCTAAAAATATTTATGGAGATATCTTTAATGAGCTTTATAATGCAGCCTTTAATGATATTCCTAGGAACATGAGATCAGGTGGTATGTGGCTAAGTATGTATAAAAATCTTCCAATGTTCAGAGGAATATTGAAGGTAACACATCCATTTGTAAGTGAGTCTAAGAATATCAAAGGTTTGAATGAAGAGAGGATTGAGTATGAACTTATTGCAGGTAATGCAGCTGATGAGTTGATAGTTGGAGTACTAGACTTTGACCTACCTATTGAAAACTTCTTTGAGTTCTTATCAGATGTTGGCGAGAAAGATCCTTATATGGCTAAGACTTTGGAAGAAAGGTTTACAATGGAGAAGGCTTTTAGAGATGCTAATGTTAAGAATAGAAGTATCTTTAGAAGTCTACAAAGGTTGAGACCAGAGAGTAGGGCTAAGTGGTTTGCTGATAAGCTTGAGAATGCACCTGTTGATGAGGAGATTGAGTTGTGGGAAACTATTACAAGTGTTGAAGGGATTGTCAGCGATAGATTTTTAGAAGAACTAAGTAAAATCTCCGCTGACGAATCCGATTAGATTTCATTACTCATAGAATCTCTGATTTGTGCTTGGGTAAAATTTTGACCCAAGCCATTATCATTACCTATATACTTTAAAAAAGATCCATTTGGTCTTTCTATTTCATTAACTACTCTCATTGATTTTAGGGTACTAATAATTCCATCCATTCCCCTTTTATCAATATCGGAGCAGAATCTAGTTACGATAGTTGACATTGGAATTTCTAAGTGTTTATTAGATATTATAAAAGTTAAGACACGATATAGGATAGATGACACAGGACTCATGCCAACACCTGAGAACACCTTTGTCATGTTTAACTCGGCTTCAGTTAGTATTGAAACTGCTCTATTCATATCATCAGCAGTTATACACATACTAGGACCATCCTTTCTAGAAGCACTCATTATCATAGATAATTTCATAACATGAGTAGGACGTCTAGTTATATACCCATTTAGTTTCTCATCACTAAAAGGTGGGTTAGCATCTGCATTAGTATACCACTCTGTCCAAGCATTTATAAAGCCCTCCGTGACTTGGAAAGATCCAGTCATCATCCTAATTTTTTCAAGGTCTGACTTTAAAACCTCGCCCAGCATAACCTCCTCCTCGGTTTGCATAGGTATTATAACAGTCTGACCCTTCCTCTCTTCGAAGATGAAGATGATTCTAGATGTTAACCCACCACCTATGGCCTCAGTAGGTAACGATGCTTGAATGAGTGTAGGTGTGGTAGCACCTAAAAGGTTTACCCATACACCTATTATCTCTTCCTGGTCTCTAGAAACTGTTTCATAGGACCACTTAGATTCACAATCATACCAGTCACATAGAGCAGCGATCATAGCTTGGTTGTTATAGCCTAGGAAAACTGTGAATTCTTTACTGAAGATTGATATAGATGCATGGAATTGTTGTTTGCCAGTTAGTAGATCCACGTCAGTGTAGTTAGTATGCTTTAACCTCCTTATCAAAGCTTGGAGTGTTGTAGCTTGCGGAGCTACTGTGATATTAGGAATCTCCTGTAATATATCAAGGCCTGGCCCCATAGCTGAACTCTTTCTTACACCACTAGGACCTACCAAAACTATATAAAGGTTAGGATAGAAGGTTAGAGATGTTCCCCAGTTAATAAAACACTTTCTCTGCAACGCAGCAGCTATTACAGATATAGCAGTCCAAGTTCTATATGACTTAGGGGATTCACTCTTTTTTGTATACTCCATGAAACCATCTATCCAATCTGGAAGTTGTCTCATTTTAAATCCCCAAACTATATAAGTGTTTTATAGATAGACTCAATCAAGTTAGCTGTATCACTAAGTGTTTTAGGGTATTTACTACTCTTGATATCCTTCATAAATTCCTTACTCATATTAATACCAATAGAGGTATCACATGGGATAGAGAATGATCTACCATTAAAGGTTAGAGGTTTTTCTAAACTATCCTTAATATCAGTTATTATCTCAGCTACTCGTTTCCATCCTACTGATATAGGTATTTGGTATACAACTGAATCGTGGATTTGAGATAGGAGTTCAACTTCCTTAAACTTATCTCTTGAGTAATATATGTAGTTAAGACCTCTAGAGTTTATTAAATCTGCAGTTGTTGACTGTGGTATGTGAGCATAGGCTGTTTTATAAGTTTCATCACTGCCAGGTCCGAATAAAGGGCCTAGGAATACTCTACGTCTCCCAAATAGATTTACTAAGGATCTATTTTTTCTAAGTTCTATTTTAACATAATTATGAAACCCTTCTCGTACTCCAGGATAGGCTTTGTGATATAGGTCGATTATACTCTTAGCGTCTCTCTCCTGCATCTCGTATAAGAGTGCAAAAGATCTGTAGCCTAGATCATAATTGAGACCATGGTTAGCTTTCTTTCCCCAAAATCTTTCACTATGAGTTCCATCACCTAGTGTACACGTTCCATCTTCAGTAGTTACTTCTGATATAGATTTTCCAAAGATCATGGAGGCAGTTAGAGAGTGAACATCTATTCCACCCTCAAAGGCGTTTATCATAGTAGTTACATCACCTAGGTAGGCTACTAGTCTATTTTCTATCTGTGACATATCTTGAGAGATTACTATGTATCCTCTATCAGCTGTAAAGAAACGTAGTAGATCATGTGGCCAGTTCTGTGCATTACCTCCAAGGCCAAAGATAGTTTCACCACTAGACAATCTACCTGTGTCAGTACCTACTGGTTTATATGAAGTTTTAAACCTTCCATCAGTATCAAACTTCACTACGTTTAGATAGGTACTAATACGTTTCTTGAGGCCTCTTAGTTTTAATATCAAAGAGGCTTCTTTATAGCCTTGTCTGGCTATACGCTTAAGTGCATTTTCATCTGTTGAAATAGACCATCCTTTGGGTGTTCTCTTTTTATAAGGTTTCAAACCTTTAACATCATAGAAGTAATCCTTTACTTGTTTAGGTGAGTTTATGTTTAGTTCATACCCAGCTAATTCATTCAACTCTTTCTGAGTATCTTCTATAAGTTTATTAGTAGCTTCATTCTCCTTTATTATTCCACTAACATCTACATTTATTCCCCTTTCCATCATATACATTAAAGGATAGATTAAAGCCCTTTGTCGATCATAGGTTTCTATATTACCCTGAGATTCTAATTCTCTTAATTGAGAAGGGCGAGCAGCAGAGGTTGAGATAGAATCAAGTGCAGAATATCTCCACCAGGTTGAATCAATTCCTCCTCCACCAGCCTTAATCCATTTCTTTCCATCAGCCTTGTAGTATGGAATGTCTGTGTGCATAGATGTTACAAAATCTAAACCAGCTTTATAGTCTGGAAATGCTATCTTTTGTGCGATCTGTGTACAGTGGATAGATCCTGCAGGAACTATTCCATACTTATGCAGCATGAATTGACAATCGAAGATGTTATTAGCTCCACCTTTCGCTATGTTTGGGTTTTGAAGGAGTTCTGCTATCTTAAGCATTATAGATACTTCTTGTTCTATGTTAAAATAATCTCCTTTGGAATAGTAGAAGGGTATAGAGATAGCCTCATACTCATTCCATGCAAATGAGATACAATTAAGCTCTTCGTTAATCACTTCGATATCCCAATCTATAATCTTTCCCTCTAACCCATAATGAATGCAGGTGTTTAGAGCTGATATAGATTCTTCAAACGTGGGTTTTATGTATAGTTGTCTACTCTTGATTCTGAACTCTGGAAACTTAGATTCATTTAGTGCTTTTTTAAGATCATTTACAATTAAAGGTTTGTTTAAATACTGTCCCTTATCAGGTAGGACAGTGGCAGTGTGGAAGGTACTGATAGTCTTAACACCTGGGACTAGTGTTGATTCTAAAACTGAACCTCTCCAAGGTGTTATAGAAGTTCTTGATGTGAGAGCATAGAGTGGTATAGCTCCTATGCCTACTACTATATTAGGCCTCACCCTTAAAATTTCATCTTTGAGTATATCTAGAAACTCAAGAGTTTCCTGAGACATTACAGGAGAGTTTCCAGATAAGTCTATATATGATTTTATGTGTTTGTCTAGAGATTTTATAACATTGGTTATATAGCAATCGAAACGTGCTATTCCGGCCATTTGTAGACACTCATTTAAAACTTGTCCAGCAGGTCCTACAAATGGTTTTCTACGTGAAACCTCCTGAAATCCAGGTTGTTCTCCGACTATCATTATCTTAGAACTTTCTGATCCTTCAGGAGGTACGAAGTTTTTTCTATTAATCATACTATCTCCTTACATAGGCTTTGTAGATAATTTATGGATTTTTACTAAGTATGAATCTCTATATTCTTTTGATAAGTCATAGCCAAAGGCACTCATTCCAACAGAGTTTGCAGCTATAATACCATTACCTGATCCAGCAAAAGGTATGAGAATTCTAGATCCTGGATAAGTGAAGGTTTTGTATAGTTCTTGCATAAGCTCTACTGGTCTCTCAGTTGGATGAGACTTCTGGTTTGAAGGGACGGGTGGAAAGTTGAAGATGTTAGATCTTCCAAGTGTGTTTAGGACTGGGTTTCCTTTTCGAGCATAGAAAAACATCTCATATGAGTTAGCTAAATAAGTTTCAGGTCTCTTAGTTTGCCCAGTAGGTTTAGTCCAAAGGCCACATATTCTATTTGTTTTAAAACCTGCATCAGTTATCCATTGGTAGATCTTCTCAAACCATGGTTCAGGAGCGAACCAGAAGATTAATGTTGAATGAGTGGTCATTACTCTATATGCATTTTTTAAAACATCTTTAATGAACTTAGGATATGATTCTTTATCTATCTCATTATATGAGGTTCCATAAGCATAGTCTCTTTTAGCTTTTTCTAAATTTATAGCATATGGAGGATCTATTTCACATAAATTTATACATTCATTAGGTATATCAGCGCTACGAGTTAGAAAATCTCCAATCATGTAGGAGTCAGCTAGGGTTTTAAGGTTTGAGGATACTCCTATGTTAGATTCTACTTTAGATGCTATGAATTCAGTAAGTGCACTTGTTTGAAGATTTTTTAGTGCCTTAGTAGCATCACTAGCAGTCCGGCAGTTTTCGAATAGTTGTGGAAATTGATCTGCAGCATTTGCTAATTTGATAGAAGCTGAGACCTCAGGACGTTTTACTCCTAGGATCTCAGCTGTATCATTCATAGTCCAACCAGAAGCATCTGAGGATTTAGATATCTTTTCTCCATGTTCCTCAATTTGAAGTCTATGAATCTCTCTTTCGAGTTTAGCTCTTTCGAGCCAATCTAAGTCCTTCCTATATATGTTTTCACTTAGTTCTATTATCCTAATCTCACGTTCTGAAAGTTCATTGTCGAAGATTCTAGCAGGGATTTCAAGCATGTTAATACTCTTAGCGGCAGTTAATCTTCTACCACCTGCTAAGAGTGTGTACTGGTTGTCTTTTAGGTGTAGGGCTATAGGAGTTATCAAACCATTATCTTTTATATCCTTAGCTAATTCCTCTATATTTCCTAGTTCTTTTCTATAACGATCTCCAAAGTTTATTTTTTCAACAGGTACTATTTCCAGTCTCATAAGTTTACACTCCTAGAAGTGACAAAAGTTCAGATGCTTGATCTGAAGATAGGTCTGACACAGTTTTAGATTCCTTTTTTACTTTAGCAACTTTAGCAGTTTTCCTAGCAGAACTCTTTGAGGTTCTTCTAGATAGTCTGATTTGGCGAAGCATTTCAGTTGCTTCTTCCAGTGACATGTCGCTTAGTTTGTTTATATTTAGATCATCTATTGTTGCCATTTAGCCCTCCACTTCAAATACTAGTTTTCTAAGATCATTTAAACACTTATCACATATTGATTTAGCTCCTATTGATTTTAAATCTTTATCTGTATTACAGTGTTTGTAGCAGAAGCTACAGAATCCATAATTGTCAATTTCTGAATTTTCAAAAAGTTCATCTATTCTCTCAATTATTTTGCTCATTTCCCCTCCTTTGCGTTAATGACTATATGTTGTAGTGATGGGATTATGTCTCTAGGCTTTGCGTATTTTTCTATCAAACTTCCACAGATTATTAGTCCATGTTCTTCTATAAGATCTAAAACGTCATCAAGGATGACGCTAAAGATAGATCTTTGAAGGCCATAAAGTGGGATTAGTTTATTCTTTCTAACCATCTGTTCCTCTGTTATATCAAAGGATAGTCTAGGTCTGCGTTCCTCCATGTAGGATATCCTCCAGTTTTAGTTCTATGATTCTGAAGTATTCATCTTGTAACTTGTTCCATGAGTTAGTGTAGAAACTAAAATGAGCTTCATTTTCGATAGAAGCTATGTATATTGAATATTTTATATCTTTGCGACTATTCCTATCTTTAAATATATACCTCCAATTTTCAATGTCGATAGATGCTGAGCTTTCAAACTTCATTGATAGGTTATCTACCATCTTTGATATTAATGGAATACTTGGTTTAGGTCCTAAAGTCCTTCTAATCCGTTGTAGCTTCATAGTTCTAACCTCCCCTTTGGTAAAATTTTGACCAAAGCAATGACAGTGTGAGAGAAGGAGATAGTTATCTATTCCCTCTCTCACTATGATGTTTACTTTATGTATTTCCTCACAGTATTCTGATCACCATATTCTTCAGATGATTTGACTCCAACTATAACCCAGCCTTCTAGACCTATAAAATCTTCTTCAGGATCAAAAGGTTTGGTTAGATCTACTCCAAAACATTCTAAGAAACACTTGGTGTTGTAAATGTTCCTCTCCCACTGTTTCCTAGTAAGGATCTCCTTGTTATCCGAACTCAAGGTCCAGAAGAAGTCAGAAAACTCATTAGCCATAGGCTGATCAGGAACTTCATACATAGGAATCCAGTAAGGACGACCCTCAGATTCTCCAACCCTTACGTTTGTAATTCTAACCTTTACCTCTTCTCCCTTTTGAAGTATGTAAGGCTCAGGTGCATCTTTAATTTCATTGACATAGTCTATTAAACTCATTTTAATCTCCTTAATATGATAAAAGTTGTTGTTAGTGGAAAACTATGGTTTACACGCTAAGTTGCTCATACCTCCTTTCTTTTATAATCATATCCTACCTTTTTGAGGATATTAGAAATATCAGGTTTTTCATAAGCATCTAATTTACCATTAGAACATAATCTTGAACGAGCTACATATTTGCCAGTAGAGTTAGTTAACATACGATATTCGATTCCACTTGAGGTTTGTTTAGGTGACATTACATATATTTCGTCAAACATTAAAGGGATAGTAACCATACCTTGGCCAGTGGTCATGAAGCGATAGACTGCACCCTCAACTGGATCTTCAACAAGTTTTAGATGGCCAAGGGCTAGGAAATCACAAGGGAGTCTAAGCATTTTGTTTAGATAGTTCTTTATCTCATTCTTTTGTGGAGTATAGTCTTTTGTAAACCTAGGAGCTTC